AAGCTGAATATGATGCTAATGAATAACAAAGACAAAGAGCAAGTGAGTATCCAAGTTGGGAAAAGCAATTAGAAAAAATTTATGATGATGGGGTTGAAGCTTGGAAAACAGAAATGATTGACCCTATTAAAGCAAAATATCCAAAGGAATAATAAAATATGTCACAAATAAAATTGAGTCCAAACGCTAGTGGTACAGGGGTGTTCACGATAGATGCTCCAAATAGTAACACTAATCGAACATTTAGTTTACCAGATGAAACTGGAACTGTTTTAACAACAGAATCAACCACTATGCCTAAAGTTCCAGTAGTGCAATTACAAGGTGCTTCAACAACTTCTGTTAATGGTTCTTGGGTAAGATTAAAATGGAATGAGAATAGTGGTAATCATGTAGATACTGCATCAATTTTTAATTCATCAAACGAGAGAATTGTACCAACTCTTGCAGGATATTATTTTTTTCACTTACAATTTCGTCTTAACAATATGGATTGGATTAAAGCTGGAATAGTAAAAAACCAAACAATACCTACTGCATCAAATTATGTTTCATTCGCAGAAAATTGGACTTCTGATGTAGGTGAAGATGACGAGAATGTTCTTAATATAACGACAAGTGGTGTTGCATACATGAATGGTACTACTGACTATGTCGAGTTTTGGGGTATGGATTCTGATGTGGGAGGTTTGACTTTTGCTGATATGTATGCGAGTTGTTTTATGGTGAGTGGAGCGTAATATGAGTACATTAAAAGTAGATACATTACAAAACGCAGTTGGTGAGAATTTAGTTTTTACAAATAAAAATTTACTCATCAATGGTGGTATGAACATATGGCAAAGAGGCACAACAGAGCCAGGCATTACTACCTCTGCTTATCGAACAGCAGATAGGTGGCTTACCTCTTTTACTTCTATGGGAACTTGGACACAATCTAGGTCAACAGATGTGCCATCTGCACAAGGGTTTGGGTATAGTTTAAAAATGGATTGCACAATTGCTGATGCATCTCCAGCTGCTGGGGATGGTATAATTATAAATCAAAGAATTGAAGGTCAAAATCTCCAGCATTTACTTAAAGGAACTTCAAGTGCTAAAAAAATTACTTTGAGCTTTTGGGTAAAATCAAACAAAACTGGAACTTACATTATAGAATTATTTGATCAAGATAACTCAAGAAACATATGTCAATCTTATACTATAGATAGTGCGTCAACATGGGAAAAGAAAACGATTACCTTTGAAGGTGATACAACAGGAACACTAGACAACGATAACGCAGCATCTTTATATGTTCAATGGTGGTTAGGTGCAGGTTCTAACTTTACATCAGGAACATTACAAACATCTTGGGGAACAATTACTAGTGCTAATAGAGCAGTAGGTCAAGTTAATCTAGCAGATTCTACAAGTAATGAGTGGTATATGACAGGGTGTCAATTAGAAGTTGGAAGTGTTGCTACAGATTTTGAGTTCGAGCCATATGAAACTGTATTAAGAAAATGTCAAAGGTATTTTCATCAAAATGACTATAACCTATCAGGAATGTGGATTGGTGGCACAGCTGAACTTGCTTTCGTAAGTGTCACTTACCCTGTTACAATGAGAGATAACCCAGATGTAAATTACATATCTGGTGGTGTAGCTCGTAGTAGACAAACTGACCTAAATATTTCTAGTTTATATTCTGGACTTCCTGTCTATTCTAATGCGACATCAGGTGCTAGTTTAGTTTACAGCTTGTCAAGTGGAAATGGAGTTATAGGTGAAGGAACAGTAGTAAGAAATGTTAACATGAAATTTGACGCAGAACTATAAGGAAAAAAATGGAAATAACAAACGCAAAATATTATAGACATGATGGTGAAAATGAAAATGCTGGAATTATTGCAACAATAAATGGAGAAGTTTGGGCAGTTTCACTACAACCAGGCAACAGACACTATGATGAAATTATGCGACAAGTTGAAGCAGGTACACTTACAATCGCAGAGGCAGAGTAACAAGTGAGCAATGTAAAAATTCAAGGAAACGCTTCAGGGTCAGGTACATTAACTATTCAGGCTCCAAATACCAACACAGATCGAACATTCAATTTACCAGATGTTGCTGGTGATATTATTACTACTGGTGATACAGGTACAGTATCAGCAACTATGTTAGCAACTGGTGCAACTGGAATAGATGTTTTTGTTCCTTTTAATAATGCAGATTTGTCATCAGGTGCATCAGGAACATTTACTTTAAGTACAAGAAGTAAATGTTTGTTTTCATTTGGTGGTTCTTCATTTAAAAATGCTGCAGGTACTATGACTTTAACTCTTGCAGTTACTACTATTGGTACTATCGCACAAATACTTTGGTTTACAAATGAATCGGCATCACATAAAGCAAGTCCGCCTGGGTATGGAATACAAACATTAGATGCTGGTACATGGACTGTAACCTTAACTAGCAATGCAAGTGTTGATCCAAACGATAGAGGTTCTTGTTCAATATTAGCAATACCGTCAGCGTAGGAATAAAATATGAGTTTTGTAAAGACAGGTGGATTTAGAGGATTACAATCAGATAGTGATGATATAAAGATAGATTCATCTGGTAATGTTGCTATTATTAACAGTAATATTGTTAATAGAAATTTACTCATCAATGGTGGAATGAATATATGGCAAAGAAGTACCTCAACTTCAGTTAGCACAGATACTTATTCAACAGTTGATAGATGGAAAACAAGAGTAGGTAATCAAGGTGCTTTTACCGTATCAAGGTCAACAGATGTTCCATCAGGACAAGGTTTTGGTTACTCTACAAAATGGGATTGCACTACAGCAGATGCAAGTCCAGCTGCTGGTGATTTTATTGTTTTTGAACAAAGAATTGAAGGTCAAAACCTCCAGCACTTACTCAAAGGCTCGTCAAGTGCTAAAAAACTTACATTAAGTTTTTGGATAAAGTCTAATAAAACTGGAACTTATATTATTGAGTTAGAAGATATTGATAATTCTAGGTCTATTAGTAAATCATACACTATTAGTAGTGCATCAACATGGCAAAAAGTTGAGTTGATCTTTGATGGAGATACATCTGGAGTATTAGATAATGATAATGACCAAAGTTTAAATGTTTTATTTTGGCTTGGTGCTGGTTCTGATTACACATCAGGAACATTAAATACATCATGGGCGTCAAGTGTCAATGCAAATAGAGCAGTAGGTGTTGTAAACCTAGCAGATTCAACAAGTAACGAATTATATATTACAGGCTGTCAGCTAGAGGTTGGAGAAAACGCTTCAGGATTCGAGTTTGAGCCATATGAAACTGTTTTGAGAAAATGTCATAGATACTTTGTACAAGATGTTTTTGCATATGCAGGTACTATGGGTGGTGGTAGTGCTAATATACCTCTTTCTATCGTACAATTCCCTGTAAGGATGCGTCAAGGGCCTACAATTTTTTGGATATCAGGTGGTACTGTTTCTGATGGACAATATGATTCTACTATTTCTAGTCAGAATACAACGCAAAATATAAACCCTTTTAGTGCTAGAGTTTTATTTTTTAGAGATACAACTGGAACACCAAGTGTGGTTGGAAGAGGTTGTGATGTAAGAGGTGTAACTATGAAATATGATGCAGAATTATAGGAGTTAATATGGAAATAACTAACGCACAACATACACAATGGAACAATGAACCTTGTAGTATTAGAGCAACAATAGATGGTGAGGTTTGTTCAGTTCCTTTAATACCAGGCAACAGGCACTATGATGAAATCATGCGACAAGTAGAAGCAGGTGAATTAACAATACAGGATGCAGACTAAAGATTATAAATAGTTTAAAAACTAGAGAACATAGATGGCAAATGTATTTACAATAGACAGAACAACTATTACTGCAAACAGAAGTAGAACAGTTGCTGATAATAGTGGTGAATCTCCTATTCTTACTGGAATGGTTATTTCTTTTGCAAATGCAGCTGCACCTAGTGGTTTTCTTTCATGTGATGGTTCAGCAGTAAGTCGAACAACATATGCAGATTTATTTACTGCAATAGGAACTACTTGGGGTTCAGGTGATGGTTCTACAACATTTAATGTTCCAGACTTAAGAGGTGGTTTTCTTCGTGGTGCAGGTTCACAAACATACACTAGAACACATGATGGTGGAACAGTAGGACAAAAAACAGTAGATACAATTAAAGACCACGGACACAGATTTAGAACAGAAAACACAGGCCCAACATATGCAACTAGAGCAGTAAGAAATAGAGGGGCCTTTCATGCAACAAATTCATCTAATCCGTCAGTAAGTCCAAATGAGCCAGGACAACAAGGTTCAGGAAACTTAATATTTTTTGGTAGTTTATATAAAGCAGGTTGGATTGGTGGTTGGAACGAGTGGGGTTTAAGAGTAGATAGAATTGACACAGATGGTAATGCGTTGCGTGACAATGCAGCTGGTGGTAATACTGGTAACAATTTAACTAGAGGTGGTACAACATTTCCATTCAATGCAACATTATTACATTGTATAAAATTTTAAGAAAGTAAAAAGATATGAGTATATTAACACAAATCGGAACAAGTGGAATTAAAGCTAATGCGATAACCACAGATAAAATTCTTGATGCAAATGTAACTACACCTAAAATTGCAGATGGTGATATTACATCTGCAAAACTAGATGCAAATGCAGCTTTTGTTCCAGGCATGATTCTCATGTGGTCTGGAACTATTTTAACAATTCCAACAGGTTGGGGTTTATGTGATGGTACTACATATGCAGGTTCACCTGATGTTATTTCACCAGACTTAAGAGATAAATTTGTCATTGGTGCAAATCAAGATGATAGTAGTATTGCAAAAACAAATGTTACAGGAAGTCTTACACAAACAGGTGGTACTAAAGATGGTAACCTTAAAGATCACTATCATGGAATGAGAGTATTATACTCTGTTGGGCCAGGTAGTGGTTATGATTGGTTTCCAAGGGCAATACGAGAAGCTGATAATCCGAGAGTATGGTATGATACTGGTTTTAGTGGTAGTTTTGCTAGCTCACCAGAAGGTAATGCTGCTATTAAGAAAGATGGTTCAGGTACTAACACAAATACGAATTTACCACCATATTATTCAATTGCATATATAATTAAAAAACCAGTATAAAATTATGTTATGATACAAATGAAAGATATATTATGTTTAGTCAATGGAGAAGTTTAAAAAATTATATTCATGTTTTTAAAAATGTTGTACCAAGAGTTTTATGTGATGAAATAGTTAACTATTACAGATATTCAAATGAATGGGAAGAAGCTAGAATACAGGGTGATTTAAAAAGTAATAAATCTAAAGTAAAGGAAACTACGAGAAATTGTAGTGAGTTATTATTGACTAACTCTATGTTTCAAAAACCTTTATATAATATTATGAGTAATTGTTTAGGTAGATATATTGAACAACATTTAGATGTGCAAGATTATGTTAGTAGTAGTGAAGAATATAGGTTGTTAAAATACGATTGTAATAATTTTTACAAAAGACACCTAGATTCTCATGCTAACACACCTAGAACAATATCATTAACTTTATCACTTAATGATAATTATAAAGGTGGAGAGTTTAGTTTTTTTGATGATGATTATAAATTAAATCTTGAAAAAGGAAGCGCTCTTATGTTTCCTTCTAATTTTATGTACCCACATGGTGTATTGCCTGTAAAGATGGGAACTAGATATTCAATAGTCACATGGTTTAATTAATACCAATCTTTTTTTATCATTCAGTTATAAATAATTATAAATAGATGATAAAGGAGATTGTATTTAATGGCAACTGTTTCAAATATATTCATTGACCAAGGTGCAACATTCACAACTACAGTAACTATTAATGATTCAACGGGCTCTGCTCTTGATCTAACTGGTTATACTGCACTTGCTCAAATTCGTAAAACTTATGCATCTACAACATCTACAAGTTTTACATCTACTTTTGCATCTGATAGAACCACAGGTCAAATCACAATCTCATTAACAGATACACAAACAGCTAGTCTTGATTCAGGAAGATATGTTTATGATGTTCTCATAACAGATGCTTCTGCTACAAAAACAAGAGTAGTTGAAGGTATTGCAACTGTCAATCCAAGCGTTTCTAGGAGTTAAACTACTATGGCAATAACAGCAACAGTTAACACAACAAGAACAGTCGTAGGTTCTGTATCACAAGGGAATCAACCACAAGTAACAAGAGTTACTGTACCAGGCCCTAAAGGTGATACTGGTGATCAAGCTACATCTGCAAGTCTTAACATAAATGATATCGGTAATGTTGATGCTTCAGGTCTAGCAGATGGTGCTTTGTTACAATACAGTACCGCTTCAAGTAAATGGGTTGCAAGAAACGAATTAGATACAAGTGAGAATAATTCACTTCGTCTAAATGCAGGAAGTTTTTAAAGGGAAAATAAAACATGGCTACAATAATTCAAATAAAACGCTCTACTGGTACTACTGCACCAAATACATTAAGTGATGGTGAATTAGCATACACCCACGGTGCAGGTACTCAAGCAGACAATGGTGACAGACTTTTTATTGGTGATGGTTCTAGTGTAAATGTAATTGGTGGTGAATATTTTGTAAACTTAATGGATCATGTTCATGGTACATTAACTGCAAGTTCAGCACTTCTTGTCGATTCAAATAGTGCAATAGATGATTTCTATGTAGGAAATCATTCTACAACTGGTGGTAGTTTAAAACTTAATGAAGGAACTACTAACGGTACAAACTATATTGCGCTTAAGTCACCAAATGCTCTATCTGCAAATACAACATACACATTGCCTGCAACACCAACTGCTGGAAATTACTTAACTACAAATAGTAGTGGTGATTTGAGTTGGGGTTCAATTACTTCTTCATTTGATATAGACGCTGATTCAGGAACAACAGATTCATTTAATACTGGTGAAACTTTAACTTTCGCAGGTGGAACTGGTGTTGATACAACTGTTACTAATAATCAAATTTCTATTGCAATTGATAGTACAGTTGCAACATTAACTGGTAGTCAAACATTTACAAATAAAACTTTCACATCACCAAATATTAATACTGCAACAATCGAAGGTGGTACTATTGGTGATGCAACTCCTGTAACAGTTCTTAAAGTTGATAATATAAGTTTAGATGCAAATACAATTTCTACTACAAATGCAAATGGTGATTTAGTTTTATCACCAAACGGAACAGCAACAGTTATTGTTCCATCTGGTTATGAAAACAGAGCAGGTTTTACTGACCAATCACTTGTACCAAAATCTTATGTTGATGCAATCGCTGAAGGACTTCATGTTCATGCTTCTGTAAAAGCTGCAACAACACAAAACTTAGCAACTGAAAGTGGTGACACAGTAACATACAATAATGGTACTTCAGGTGTTGGTGCAACATTGACACTTTCTACTGGCATTTCAACACTTGATGGATATACACTTGTAGATGGTGATAGAATCTTAATTAAGAACGAAACCAATCAAGCTCATAACGGTATATATACTAGAACATCATCAACTGTATTTACAAGAGCAACAGACTTTGATACAGTTAATGAAGTTGCTTCTGGTGACTTCTTATTTGTAGAAGAAGGAACTGTAAACGAAGCAAATGGTTTTGTTCAAACAGAAACAACAACTGCAATTGGAACAAGTAATATTATCTTTGAACAATTTTCTGGTGCAGGACAAATTTCTGCTGGAAATGGTTTAACAAAAAATGGAAACACAATTGATGCAGTTGGTACAGCAGATAAAATTACTGTTAGTGCAAATGCAATTACAATTGCATCAACTTATGTTGGACAAACAAGTATAACAACATTAGGAACAATTGCTACTGGTACATGGAACGGTGATACTATTGCATATAATTATGGTGGTACTGGTCAAACATCTTATGCAAGAGGTGATATAGTTTATGCAAGTGCAGCTAATACACTTGCAAAATTAACACTTGGTGCAAATGGTAAGATATTACAATCTGATGGTACAGACATAACATATGGTGATATAGACGGCGGCACATTTTAATCAGTAGTCAGAGGTATAAAAAATTATGGCTACAGTAATTAAATTAAAAAAATCTGAAACTGCAAATTCAGTTCCAACAACGAGTGATTTAGCTGTTGGTGAAGTTGCAGTCAATACTGCTGATAAGAAAATATATGTTCGTGCATCAACAGGTGTTGTCGAAGTTGGTAATAATGTTTCAGGTGTAACAGAATTTGTTTACACAGCAACTGCATCACAAACAACTTTTAGTGGTAATGATGATAACGGAAATAGTTTATCATATACTACTGGAAATATTCTAGTCTTTCAAAATGGTATTCTACTCGAAGATACTGACGATTATACTGCATCAAATGGAACATCTGTTGTTCTACAAACAGGTGCATTAGTAACTGATACTGTTCAAATCATTTCTCTATCTACTGGTTCTGGTGGTGGAGGAGGTGGTTCTGTTGATTTAAGTGCAGTTGCACAAGACATTATACCAGATGCAGATGCAACTAGAGATTTAGGTTCTGCATCAAAACAATGGGCAGAATTACATTTATCTGGTGGAACATTCTTTCTTGGTGGTGCTCGTATGCAAACAGACCCAACAACTGGTGCGATTGCATTTATTCCTAGAGCAACTGCAAGTGTTCCAAATCCAAAAGGAATTGTTTTATCACAAGATGGTAAATTAAAACCAGTAGACACTACTGGTGGTTCAATTTCTACTTCAACATTTCAAGCAGCTGCTAATAGTGATAATTCAACACCATCAACAGCAGCTTACACAAATGTAAGTGATTTACCTTTGTCTGGTGTTAGTGCTGGAACAACTGCATTTGTTTCTGCAACAAATAGATTATATCTTTGGACTGGAACTGGTTGGTATAACATTGCACTTATAAACAATAGTCCATCAATTACATCAGGAGCGCCTGGTTCAGTTACATTAAATACAGATGGTACTGCAACAGTATTAACTTTAGTTGCAACAGACCCTGAAGAACTTCCAATTACTTGGAGTTTTGCAGTTACAACTGGTAGTTTAACAAATGGGGGTGGTACAACTGCAACAGTTTCTCAATCAAGTAATGTATTTACAATAACACCAACAACTAATCAAAATTATGCAGGACAATTTACTATAACATTTACTGCAAGTGATGGAGTTAATACAGCAACATCAGCAAGTCAATTTAGTTTATCATTTGCATTTACTGATACAAATTTTGCAAGTGTTGTTGCACTTTATGATGGTACTGGTGTTACTGGTGATAATGATTCATTTGTAGATACTGGCCCTAACAGTTATACATCAAATATAACTAAAACAGGTGATACTGTACAAGTATCATTTAGTCCATACTATTTTCCAAATGGTTATAAATCTGTATATTTTGATGGTGCTGATGACGATATAAGATATACATCTTCAGGTGTTATACCTCAACCTATGGAATGGTTAGATGGTGGAAGTGATTATGGTACTTATGAATTATTTGTTAAATTAGATGGTGACCAACCAACACCATCACAAGTATATACTGCGGCCTCTTTTGGTTGTGTTGGTGGTACATACATAAACTTTGGTATTACAAATGCTCATAAATTAAGATACTATTACTATACTGGTTCTGCACAATATTCAGATTCTACAACTACATTAACTCCAAACACATGGAATCATATTGCACTAGTAAGAGATGGAACTACCATATATTTTTATATTAATGGGTCAAGAGATGCCACATCAATAACTAGTTATGGTGGTGTTGCATGGGGTACGGCTTCTGGTGGTGAAACTATGTATATAGGTAGAGGTTATGGTGTAGCAGATACTGATGCTTTATTCAAAGGTCATATTTCAAATTTAAGAAGTAGTGATATTGCGAGATATAGTGGTTCTTCATATACAGTTCCAACATCACCATTTACTTCAGATGCAAATACATTACTACTAACTTGTCAATCAAATGAGAAAAAAGATAACAGTAGTAACGCATACTCACTTACATTTAATAGTGTTCCTCAAGTAAGAAATTATTATCCTGATGATTTTACTGCAATGCAAACAGAATACATTCCTGCAACTCAAGGTGGTTCTGTATATTTTGATAATTCAGGTGATTATTTACAAATTACTTCAGCCGCACCAATACAAATCACAAATAGTGATGATTTTACAATTGAATTTTGGTGTTACTTATTGTCAAGTGGCCCTAATTTTATAACAGGTAATTATACTAATGGTAATCCATACAATGGTTTTGCAATTGCAGTTGGAAGAAGTGGTCAACCTGCTGGTAGACTTGAAATGTGGACTGGAACATCATGGATTAATGTTCATAACACTATCTATACTCATGAGTGGAATCACATTGCAGTTTCTAACGATTCAGGTACATTAAAATTTTGGGTAAATGGTGTAGCTGCAAATACAACTGCAACTGCAACTTGTCCAGCAACAATTTCAAATACAGCAACTGCATTAGGCATCGGAGAAAACGGTGCTCCAGTAGGACAACCTACATTTGGTTATGTTTCAGATTATAGATTTGTAAAAGGAACTGCTGTATACACATCTGCATTTACACCACCAACTTCAAAATTATCTGCAATTACAAATACATCACTACTAATGAATTTTGCAAATTATGCTTTGCAGGACAGAACAGGTAAAGAATATCATCCTACTTTTAATGGTAATGCAACACTTACTGATGCAAATTATGTACATTTAAGATATGCTTCTTTTTATGATGGTAGTGGTGATTATCATACAGTAGCAACAAATACTTATCGTGCGATAGGAACAAACACAGACTTTACCCTTGAAGCATGGGTAAAAGTAAATGCGTTTACCAACTATGGTCACTTTGTAACAACTTATGCTAATGTAGGTTCTGATACAGATTATTTCTTTAGATTAAATGCAAGTACACAAAAGTGGCAATTTCAAGCAGGTTCTCAAAATATTACAACAACAGTTTCTTCAACAGATTTAACTCAACATACATGGCATCATCTTGCAGTTACAAGAAGTAGTGGTAATATTTATTTGTGGCAAGATGGAGTTCAGGTTGGAGGTGCTACTGCTGACACACAGAATTTTAACGATAACCCATTAACTATTGGTAGAGCTGTTAATGGTTATGATTTCAATGGATACATAACAGATGTAAGACTTGTTGTAGGAACTGCTGTATATACATCTGCGTTCACACCACCAACTTCAGCATTAACTGCTATAAGTGGTACTCAATTATTAATAACAAGTTCTGCATCTACTGTTGCAGATGCAGGTGCATATCCAGTTAATGTAACTGCTACTGGTAATGTAAGTTTAACAAAAGAAGTTGACCATAATACAAATATGTCATTCCCTGACGACATTAGTGGAACTTTAAAATTTAGAGGTGATACAGATTTTATAAAAATTGAAAATAATGAAGTGATGAATTTAAGAGATCAAGATTTTACTGTTGACTTCTGGTTCAAACGAGATGCAGTTAATAGTGGAACATATGGTGATACATTTATTTGTAATGTTACTGGAGTACAAGCGCTTGCACTTGCAATTAATCCATCAGGTTATACTGGTGTATCTTATAGAAATACAGTTAGTGGAAGTTGGACAAAAGTAGGAACAGACCCAGGCAACACATATGGTAGTGTTCAAGTTGGTTTAAATAAATGGACACATTATGCAGTTGTAAGAACAGGAACAACTGGTTATCAATTTGTGAATGGTGTTCTTGCAGAAACATTTACATTTACTGGAACTATAACTGATTGGAATGGTGGTATGCACTTTAGTCATTGGCATGATGGTTATACTAGAGGTCTTATTGGAGAAATTTTTGGATTTAGAATGACAACAGGTGTTGCAAGATATACTTCAGCGTTTAGTGTTCCAACAGAACCGCCTGGAAGAAGGAATTAATAGATGGCAGAATCTAGAAATAAAAATTTAATTAAAGCAATAAGTAATGCATTGGTTAATGGAAAGATAACTACTGCTGGTGTTTTAGTTCCTGATATTGTTGAAGATACATCTCCACAACTTGGTGGTAATTTAGATGTAAACGGAAGTGATATTGTCAGTACAAGTGATGGAAACATTGACATATTACCAAACGGTGCAGGTAAAGTAAATTTAGATGGTAATGGTAGTACAGGTGGTATTACAGTATCAGATGGTCTTATTGAAATGCGAACAGGAACTGGTAGTGTTGCATCTATTGATATGTATTGTGAAGTTAATAATGCACACAAAGTTACAATTAAACCACCAGCTCATGCAAATTATAGTGGTAATGTAACTTTTCAACTTCCATCAAGTAATGGAACAAACGGTTATGTTTTACAAACAAATGGTAGTGGTGTAACAAGTTGGGTTGCACAAACAGGTGGTGATGTTGTTGACGATACTTCACCTCAACTTGGTGGTAATTTAGATTTAAACGGTAATGATATTCAACTTGATGGTACAGATGCATTTATTGATTTTTTAACAGGATTTGAAAATATAAGAATACGAAATACAAACACTTCAGGTTCTGGTAATTTTATAAACATTGAATCAGTTGGTGCTATTCAATTAAGACATTGGACAGGTTCTGGTACTGAAAATATGCTTATTGCAAATGGTGATGGTTCAGTAGATATCTATTATGATAATTCTAAAAAGTTTGAAACTACAAACACAGGTGTCCAAACAACAGGTACTTTAAGTATAAATGGTGCATATACTTTTCCAACAACTGATGGAAACTCTGCACAAGTTTTAACAACTGATGGAAGTGGTTCTCTTTCTTTTGCATCTGTTGGTTCTCTTGCTGGTGCAGGTATTCAAAATGTATCAGATGACACATCTCCACAACTTGGTGGTAATTTAGATTTAAATTCAAACAACATTACTGGTACTGGTAATATATCAACTACTGGTACAATGAGTTTAACTAATACAACTACAAATGATACTTTATTACTTACTACAACTGAAGATAGTAGTACAGCCGCACCTGTACTAACATTTAAAAGAAATTCAGGTTCACCAGCAGATGCTGATTATATAGGTCAATTAAAATTCAAAGGTGAAAATGATGCAGATCAAGAAGTAGTTTATGCAAAAATTACTGGAAAGATTTCTGATGCTTCAGATACTACTGAAGATGGTTTAATAGAATTTGCATTAAGAAAAGCAGGTGCAAATAATATTGGTGCAAGATTAACAAGTACAGAATTAAAATTAATTAACGGTACAGGATTAGAAGTTGCAGGTTTAACATATCCAACAGCAGACGGTAGTGCAGATCAAGTTTTAACAACAAACGGTTCAGGTACATTAAGTTTTGCTGATGCGGCTAGTTCAGGTGCAACCCCATATCAATATACTGCAACTGCTGGTCAAACAAGTTTTACTGGTAGTGATGATAATGGTAACACACTATCATATACTGCTGGAAAAACTTTAGTTTATCAGAATGGTGTCTTATTAACTCCAGTTGATGATTATACTGCATCAAGTGGAAATAGTGTTGTTCTTGTAACAGCCGCAGAGTTAAATGATGTTATAATAATTGCAGCTCTTGGAACTGCAACAGCAACAGTAAATTCTAGTTCAACATCAAATGTTTTGTATGAACACGCAAATTCAATTAATTCAGCGTATTCAATAACAAGTGGTAATAATGCAATGAGTGCTGGGCCTATCACAGTAGAATCTGGTGGTAGCGTAACAGTACCAACAGGCTCATCATGGGTTGTAGTATAAGGAATTAATAATGGCAGAAACTAAAAGTAAAGAAATAGTAAAAAAAATATTTGATGTTATTGCTGGTGCAGTTGGTGATGACAGAGATGTAGAGGGTGCAGTTGTATTAACAGGACATGGAAATGAAAATATTACTGCTGGTAATGCACAACAAAGATATTACACATTATTCTGTCAAACAACTGATGCGACTGCAACTACACCAACAACAAAAAACACAACTACTGCGGCCGCAGATAATATTCCTGTATTAGATAATAACGGTGCATATTTTTTTAGAATTGAATTAGTTGCAGGAGTAACTGCTGCTGGAGATTCAAAAGCATTTACATTTGAGGGTTTAATAAAAAGAGGTGCAAATGCAGCTGCAACATCACTAGTAGGAACTGTTACTAAAACAATTGTAGCACAAGATTCTGGTGCATCAACATGGGATGCAGATGTAAGTGCAGACACAACATTAGGTGCATTAAAATTAACTTGTACAGGTCAAGCATCTACAACAATTCGTTGGGTTGCAAAAGTAGTAACTACAGAGATGCAGTTCTAATTAACATAAATAGAATTAAAAGGAAAAATTAAATGGCTACTCCAAACACAAGAGATACATTTAAAGAATATTGTTTAAGAGCATTAGGGAAACCTGTAATTGAAATAAATGTAGACCCAGATCAGATAGACGATAGAATAGACGAAGCGTTACAATACTTTGCACAATATCACTATGATGGTATTGAGAGAATGTATCTTAAATATCAAATAACATCTGCTGACATTACACGAGCTCGTTCTAATAACAACTTAACTCAAGTTACTGATGTTGATAGTTCAACAACTGCAACATGGAAAGAAGCAAAGAATTATATACCTATTCCAACATCAGTTATGTCTGTTGTAAAAGTTTTTCCTTTTACAGATAAAGGTATGCAAAACTTATTTGATGTTAGATATCAATTAAGATTGAATGATTTATATGACTTTAGTTCGACATCTGTTTTACACTATCAGATGACAATGCAACATTTAGATTTTTTAGACCATATTCTAGTAGGTGAAATACCAATAAGACATAATCAACATCAAAATAGATTATATCTTGACATGGACTGGCAGACAGTATCTGCTGATGAATTTATTGTAATAGAATGTTATAGAAATTTAGACCCTGCTACATATGTAGATATCTGGAATGATATTTTCTTAAAGAAGTATGCAACTCAATTAATTAAAAAACAATGGGGTGCAAACTTATCTAAATTCCAAGGTGTGCAAATGTTAGGTGGTGTTGTTCTGAACGGTGAACAGATTTATACTCAAGCTCAAGAAGAATTAAATAAACTAGAAGAACAAATGCAACTCGCTTATGAGTTACCACCAATGCACATGATTGGATAATTAAATGCCTACTAATGTATATTTCGACACAGGTACAAAACCAGAACAAGCACTCTATGAAGATTTAATCATAGAACAGCTTCGTATCTATGGGCAAGATGTCTATTATATTCCTAGAAACTTAAATGGTGAAGATAAAGTATTTGGTGAAGATGAATCATCTTCATTTGATGATGCATACTTGATTGAAATGTATATGGAAAATGTAGACGGTTATGAGGGAGAGAAAGAATTAATGTCTAAATTTGGTTTAGACATAAAAGATGATGCAACATTTGTTGTTGCAAGAAGAAGATGGGAACAATTCGTTTCAGTTGATAATAATTTAATTGTATCTTCAAGACCAAACGAAGGCGATTTAATTTATTTTCCAAAAGCCTCAAAGATGTTTGAGATTACTTTTGTAGATCATGATGACCCATTTTACCAAGTACATAACTTACCAACATATAAATTAAAGTGTAAGACATTCGAGTATGGTTCTGAACAGATTGATACTGGTATTACAGAAATAGATACAATAGAAACTGATAATAGTTTAGATCAACTTGCACATCAAGTAACATTAGAACAAACAACATTTACTGAAGGATTTAGATTAGAAAGTGGAGAAGGTTTACTTGTATTAGATGGAACAAATCCAGCAGATGCAGATGAAGGTGATAATTTAATTACAGAAACACAAACACATAATGGTTCTTTATTATTAGAAAATCCAGTAGAAGGTGCAGACGCATCATATATAATATTAGAATCTTATGTTCTTGATTCGATAGATGAAAGAGCACAAAATGATTTATATTCAACATTAGATGATAATGTTTTAGATTTTTCTGAAACAAACCCATTTGGAGATGCAGGGATAGATTGATATGATAGGACAATATTTTTATAACGAAGCGACAAGAAATGTAGTAGTTGCATTTGGAACGCTTTTTAACAGAGTACAGATTGCAAAGAAAGATAGTTCTGGTAATGTAACACAAACTATGAAAGTTCCATTAGCATATGGGCCAAAACAAAAATGGTTATCAAGACTACAGGAAGATCCAAATTTAAATAAAAAAGTTGCAGTAACATTACCAAGATTAGGTTTTGAAATATCTGGTATTGAATATGATACTGCAAGAAAATTAAATAAAATAATCAAAGTAAAGAAAAAAGTTGATGGTGTTGATTATGACCAATTAAAGTCAGGATTTATGCCTGTTCCTTATAATATCAATTTTGAATTATATGTAATGGCAAAACAATCTGATGATGCACTACAAATCGTAGAACAAATACTACCATATTTTCAACCAGAATATACTGTAACAATGAGAGAAGTTCCAGAGTTAGATATTATCAGAGATGTTCCTATTGTATTAAACAGTATCAACTATGAAGATAATTACGAGGGTGAATTTACAAGTAGAAGAGCTATAATTTATACAATGAGTTTTACTGCAAAGTATTTTCTATACGGCCCAATCACTTCTACAAATGTTATTCGTAGTGTTCAAGTTGACCAGTATACAGATATGCCTGTTAATTCTCCAAAGAGAGAACAGAGATACACAGTTGCACCAGACCCAGCAAATGTTTCACCTGCTGTGTTTGATCCTAATGATGATGATAACTTTGGATTTAATGAAACTGCATCATTCTTTGAAGATGCAAAAACATACAATCCAGTAACAGATCAAGATGAGTAAGTCAACTGAAGTTCTAGATGGAGTATTAGGTATAACTGATGTTGTAGATAATGCAATGTCTACTACTACAAAAGAAGTAGTAAAGAAACCAGTTGTTGTTAAAACAAATGATGATGACATTGACAATGATTATAAATATCAAAGAGAAAACTTTTATAATCTAGTCGAAAGAGGTCAAGACGCAATAGATGGTATTTTAGAGCTTGCAAGAGAATCTGAACACCCAAGAACATATGAGGTTGCAGGTAACTTAATAAAACAAGTTGCAGAAGTAACAGAGAAACTTGGTGATTTACAAGAGAAGATGAAAAAACTGAAAGATGTTCCTAGTAATGCACCAAAGAATGTAACTAATGCACTTTTTGTAGGTTCTACTGCTGAATTACAAAAATTGTTAAAAGGAAAGAAATAAATGCCAACAACCATTACAAGTACAGGAGTAACTACCACAACTGTAACTAGTACAAATGTAGATGCTACTAATCTTAAAAATTTAACAGTTCCAACTGCATCAGGTACAGTTGTTGGTAGTGGTGCAAATTATCCTTTGAATATTGATTCAAGTGCTACTGCCAATAGTATTCAAGTTGATAGTTCAGGAAGAGTTTTAAAACCTAATCAAACAGGTGTTTATATGAGGAGAGCCGCTGCAGGTACTGTAAATTATACCTCTGGTAATATACTAGCCTATTATGATAATGAAATTCGAGATGCTGGAAGTGATTATAGTAGTAATACATTTACCGCTCCAGTTGATGGTTTTTATATTGTTACTGTTCAATTTTTTTCTACAACAGGAACTTCAGGAGCTGCAGATATAATTATTAACGGTTCAACACGCATTGCAAGAGTTGGCAGGGAAGGCAATCAAAATTATTATGAAGGACAAACAGCTGGTGCTTGTGTTTATTTAGATGCTAGTGATTATATAACAATAGAGAGGACTTTTGGTACTGTTCATATGAATGGTGGTTATTCTCATTTTGGTGTTGCTTTAATAGGATAGAAAGGAAAAATTATGCCAGATTATACAATTACACTAACAGATGCTGAAGATAAAGCATTAGCACATGATTGTGTATCACCACAACAATGGATTGAGAATGCTATCAAAACTAAATGTAGAAAAGTCATAAAAAGAGTTGTTGAATCTGAAATAACAAGAATTAGAAATCAAGGCGGTACAGTATCAGGAACTGATGATGAAATAGTTATGGCTGCTAATCTAGAAACAGGAGCAGAAAGACTAGCAAGAGAATCAGAAATGGATAATGGGCCACAGTAGAGAATAAAAATATGTTATGCAAAATATTGATCATTATCTCGGTAATCCCCTACTAAAGAAAGCAAATGTTTCTGTCGAATGGACAGAAGAACAGATTATTGAGTTTCAAAAGTGTATGGAAAATCCTTTACACTTTATTGAAAACTACATAAAAATTGTATCACTAGACCACGGTTTAGTTCCATTTGATATGTTTCAATTTCAAAAAGAAATGGTTGATACAATTCACAACAATCGTTTCACAATCTGCAAACTACCTCGACAGTCAGGTAAATCTACAACACTAGTATCTTACATATTACATTATGTTGTTTTCAATGCAAACATGAATGTAGCGATACTTGCAAACAAAGCCTCTACTGCAAGAGATATTCTTTCTCGATTACAACTTGCATATGAAAATTTACCAAAATGGTTACAACAAGGTGTAATGTCATGGAATAAAGGTTCATTAGAATTAGAAAATGGTTCTAGGGTAGTTGCATCATCTACATCATCAAGTGCAGTTCGTGGTGGTTCATACAATATGATATTTTTAGATGAGTTCGCATTTGTTCCTAATAATGTTGCAGAAGATTTCTTTTCATCAGTATATCCTACAATATCATCTGGTAAATCTACAAAAGTTATTATTGTATCAACACCTAATGGTATGAATCTGTATTACAAACTATGGACTGATGCAGAAAACAAAAGAAACTCTTATAACATTATTGATGTACATTGGAGTGAAGTGCCTGGCAGAGATGAAAAATGGAAACAAGAAACTATTGCAAATACATCTGAAGAACAATTTAAAAGAGAGTTTGAATGTGAGTTTTTAGGTTCTACAAACACATTAGTTGCACCACACAAGATTAAATCAATGTCATATGCAGAACCATTAACAAAAAATGCAGGTCTTTCTATTTACAAACAAAAAGTAAATGGTCATCAATATGTTTTAGTAGCTGATGTTGCAAGAGGTATTCAAAATGATTATTCTGCATTTGTTGTATTTGATGTTACACAAATACCATATACAATTGTTGCAACATATAGAAATAATGAGATAAAACCTTTATTATTTCCTAATATTATCAAACAAGTTGCAACAAACTATAATCTTGCACATATTTTAGTTGAAATCAATGATATAGGTGACCAAGTTGCAAATGCACTACAATTTGATTTAGAATATGAAAATATGATAATGTCATCTATGAGAGGTCGTGCAGGTCAAATAGTAGGTGCAGGTTTCTCTGGTGGTCGTTCACAATTAGGTGTCAGAACAACAAAAGCAGTCAAAAAAATGGGTTGTTCTAATTTAAAACAAATTGTAGAAACTGATAAACTTATCATACAAGATTATAATTTAATCAATGAATTCTCTACATTTTCATTAAGAGGTCAATCTTACGAGGCTGAAGAAGGTCATACAGATGATTTAATTATGTGTTGTGTATTATTCTCATGGTTAGCACAACAAACATACTTTAAAGAGTTAACTGATGATGATATTCGTGCAAGAATGTATGCAGAACAACAAAATCAATTAGAACAAGACATGGCGCCTTTTGGATTTGTTGATGATGGTTTAGATAATTATGGTGAAACAATGACTGATGAATATGGAACAGTATGGTCACCAGTTATAAGAACGCATGATTCAGATTGGTAAATCTTCAATAATCTCATTCTCTAACTTTAAATAACAATTTGCACAAACAATTTTAGATGTTTTCATAAGTTTTAGAATATCTCTCCTAGCTTCTTCGTTCAAACCTTTCTTTCGTGTTGTTCTTCTAATTTCTTTCTCATGTGGGTGAAATTGTAAACACGCATTTTCAGATTCACCACAGTATGTACAAAACTTATCAGACAAATATTCATTTACCCAAATCGTTCTTTTTCTGTAGTTTCTTTTGAAAACTCTTTTGATTGTTTCTTTATATTTTTCGTAATGACTTGACATGAAAATATTTATATGTCAGTT